GGCATTAATGTCTTTTTTTCTCTACATTTCTTAGCAATATAACTCGTCAATTTTATACCTTGACCTCTCATTACTAAGAAATTAATTGGCACACTACAAATCTTTGCCATCTCCACATAACCAGTCATCACATCTATTTTATTCATAAGATGGTGAACTAAGTTACAATCCTGAATACAATATTTTGCAATTACAGCCCGTTCTTTTGATCCTTCATTTGTCATTCTAAAAATATCTTGTGGTGTTACATCATCCTTAGCTAAACCCCATTTAACATGTTTTTTCATATCTGGATTTTCTTCACTTTCTATTTCAAATGTTCCTTCTTCCTTTAACACATTACTCACTTTGAATTTTTGCCCATCTTTATAATAATCGGTTGAATGACTGGTTTCCTCAAAATTTATAAAACTACCATTTTCTAATCCTGTTAAATTTTTACTATATATTTTTGTTTTTCCATTATTATGTTCTATTTTTTTCACATCATCTCCTATAAAATATCCTGATACATAATCCAGCTTATAGGATGTTAAATTATAATCTCTTCTAAAATAATTATATAAATCTACTTGTAATCTTCCTGTCATTTTAATGAACTTTAAATCATGTTCTCCACTTGCAATTACTATTTTACTCTCTTCTATTTTTATTCTTCCTGTATCCTCATCTTTGGTCCCACAAATTTCATTCTTATTTCTTGATAATTTTAAGAATTCCTCTTCACAATGATTCTCTTGTGCTCTAATATGAATAAACTGATAATCAAAACCAAATATATTATAACCAATAATAATATCTGGATCTTCCTTTAAAATCAAATTCTTCCATGCCATTAATAATTCCCTTTCTGTATCAAAACTCTCTATTTCTGTATTTTCGATTTCATCTACATTATCACATGTATCCAACGCTAAACAATTATTTAAATATGGTTTCTCATCACCATATTTCAAAAATGTTGATCCTATAAATGTCACCTTATCTCCTTCTAATGGAGGAAATCCTGCACCATGAAAAGCATCTGTTAATTTATCTAATTTTTCTTCTCTTTTTAGACTTCCATGAATCAAGTCTAAAATATTTGTATTTAAATCTATTTTTGATTTTTTGGAATTATATTCATCCTCTTCTTCTTCTTCATCCAAATACATTTTTTCAAATGCCTTTTCAATGGTGTATTCACTTCCTTGATTTTCTTTAAATAAATCGTTTATCTTTTTAGTCAATAATCTATCTATTAATGTATTTAATTGTGACATAGTTGGTTTATTTTTAGGATAAACTTTATCAATATTTTCTACATTATCATATCCAAATGCAGTTTTAATTATTTTCATAAATTCACTCTTCGTTAATTCTGATTCACTATTTTCCAGATATTCCATGATATTTGTTGATAACTTTTTATACGACTTTTTAGGCACTGGAAAGTCACCATGACTACTACTAGCCTCTATATCAAAACTACAAATTTTATATGGAACCCTTGTTTCTTTATTATTCAATGGAATCAAATCCCTATATTTTATTTCAAATTCATACTTACATGATGTTGCTTTTGTATTAAGCCTTTTTGCCTTTTTTAATGGCAAACATACCCATCCTGATGGACTTATTTCTTTTATATGAAAATATCTTAATAAAGGTGGAATATTAGCTTCATATAAATAGGTATGAGTATCTTGAAATAAATATCCATTATCATTTAATCGTCTTCCTTGTTTTCCGTTCACATAATATAAATTTTTCACTTTATTCATTACACTTGTATTTTTGAATTTTAATAAAATAAATTTATGCTTCTTACCTGCATCAAATCCATATAATTTATTTCGTTCAATTATTTTGCAATCTGTTATTGAATTTTCAAAATATTTTCCCACTTTAGATTTAATATGATTTAAAAAGTCTAATTTTCTTTCTCCACCCCAATCATTTCCCACCTTTATGTAAAAGAACGGTTCATAATCGTTTATAAATACACAAAAAGTCTCTCCCTTTTCATTAATTCCAAACATTTGTATTTTAAACCTTCTTTCATCTTTTTTATATTTATATTCTTCTCCTCCCTCACTCCCGCTTGATGAATCATGTTCCTCTAATTCATCATAAATATTAAAATCCAATAATCGAAATGATTTTTCAGTAATCGCCATTTGATAATATATATACTATATTTTTCTGTTTATTTCTTTTATCAATTTTTTATTTTAAGTTAAAGATATTTCTTTTCTTAATTTATTAATGATTATTTCTGATGTTGTCGTTGGTTTACAACATGGCGATGAAGGAAAAGGTAAAGTTACTTATGATCTTTTAAAAAACAACCCATATAATTATAGTATTCGTTATAATGGTGGACCTAATGCAGGTCATACAATTTATATTGATCCTAATACGAAAGTTGTTTTACATCAAATTCCTATCGGTATTCTCCTTGAAAAACCTTCTATTATTGGAACTGGTTGTGTTATCGATATTGATAAACTGGAACAGGAAATTATTTATTTAGAAAATAAAGGATTCAAACATGTTAGAGAAAATCTTTTAATTTCTCATAATGCTCATATTATTCAAAGTGTTCATATTCAAATTGATAAAGTTAAGAATAGTGTTGGAACAACAGGTTGTGGTATTGGACCATGTTATGTAGATAAATATGATAGAAAAGGTGTTAGAGTTCTTGATAAATTAGAATTATTTAAACAATTACATTTAACAGTTATATCTGTTCCTGAATATTTTTCCCTTTTAAATAATTATCATTATCAAATCCTTTTTGAAGGAGCCCAAGGATTTTCCATTGATATTGATTGGGGATATTATCCTTATTGCACATCTAGTTCATGCGTATCAGGTGCTATATCTAATTGCGGTATACCTGCTTCTACAATAAGACATGTTTATGGATGTTGTAAATTATATGATACTTATGTTGGTAGTAAAAAATTTCAACCTGATAATGATCCTTATTTAGAACAATTGGGAATTATAGGGAAAGAATCTGGAGCTACCACTGGTAGAAAACGACAATGTAATTGGCTTAACTTAGTTGATTTAAAAAAATCCATTATAGTAAATGGTTGCACACATATTATATTTAATAAATGTGATATATTTCAACAAATTAAATTAAATAAGTTATTAAATTCTTCCGATGAAAGTTTATCCTATACTTACGAACCAAAACATTTAAAATCATTTGAATTTAAAGATTTTGAATTATTTAAAAAATATATTATTGGTCAATTATCTAATATATCTCTTACCAATACATCCCTATCTTTTCAATTTTCCAGTTCTCCTTATAAAATTTAATAACCTCTCATACATCTAGTAACACATTTTTTATATTTTCTTTTCTTTTTACAACATGTTCGACACCCTTTTTTCCCATCTCTCTTTCCAATACAACTTTTCCTAGATTTCTTCGATTTTTTTTTACCACCTTTTTTTGCCATATTTAATAATGTGTTATAAACTGCTTTTTCTTCTTCTGTTGTTACATTTCCACTTTCATTTAATCCAGAATTATTTATAGCTAATATTACTTCACTTAAAACAAATTGAACTAAACTAGTTACATCATCTAAATCCTCATAATTACTTTGTTTATTTAATATGGTAGTTAATATAGTTTGTCTAAACTGATGAATCTGAGGTATACCATGACTACCAATTAAATTTGTTATTGGAGCTTGTGATAAAATTGTTTTAATTAATAAAAATTTATATGCGTTTATAGCAGTATCTTTTTCATCTGGACTTGCCTTAGGATTATATTTACGATTATTGGGGATACAATAATTATTTAATCCAGGGCTTTTTCTACAATCATTTTTACAATTTCCAAATATTTCATCATTCACACAACTTAAAAATAAATCTCTGTTTAATTCTGTTTGTCTACCAAATAGGGAATTTTCTCTTAATACATGTTCAACTCCGTCTATAGCCATATCTGTGCGATTATATGGTTCTGCGTTAACTAATATATTCCTTGCCGAAGCACCACCTTTTCTTGTTTTAGATTTTATTTTAGTTCCAATTTGCACCATTTTACCTGTATCTTTATGTTTAAAATATATTTTATCACCTTTTATTGACTTTACATAAACAGACTTGAATTTTTTTGGATTTTCTCTCGCCAACTGTGTCATAGCTTCCTTACAAGCCATACAACATGTATAAAATCTATATTTATTACCATCTAAATTTAAAATATGAGGTCGGGATTTGGTTGTAGCTGTATATTCTCCTTTAGCATTAACTGGCATATGAGGACAACAATTTGTAAAATTATTTCCGGAACATTTTTTATTTTTGGTATTTTTTAAAGTCTTGCTTCCTCCTTTCATTTTAGGATGAATTAATTTCTCGTCGAGTAAGTATTTTATCATATCTTCTTTACTTTTAGTTCCATTATATTCCTTATGTTTTTTTCCATTTTTTAAAATCACAATAGTCGGAACAAATTCTACATCTGTATACACATCAGAAGATTCTAATTCTTTCATACCTGTCGGGTCCATTTGTGCTAAAATTAAATCCGTATTATATTTTTCATCTATATCCTTACACATATCATCCCATTCGTCTTCCATGGCTATACAAGCAGGACAAGTTGGACTAAAATACTTAACAAATGCGTCTTGTTTTTTTACTTGATCTTGGAATATTTTTGCATTTTTATTATTTACATATAACAATTTCATATATAAAATTAAGAGATATTATTTTGAACGAAGAGAGAAATTGGAAAATTTATTTATCCTAATTTAATATATATGTTAAAATTTATTTTTATACTCATTGTATTTTTATTAGGTTTATATTTTACTTGTAATTATACTAGTGAACAAGTAATTGAAGGATTTGATGTTTCTAAAGGCGGATGCCCTAATATTTTAATTCAAAAAGGAAACGAAATTTATTTACATAACTCTCGTCAAGCAAAAATACCTGGTGTTAATCCAATTAAATTTAATAATTTAGAAGAATACACAGAATTTGTTGATTGGCAAAGAAGTCAAAATATTAATTGTCCTGTTTTATTTTTACAACACTCTTATGATGCTCAAGGCAAATCTGTTTATACATTTAGACCCAGTATTAATGACCCTCAAGGCGGTCTTCCACCTACATTGACTTATGGTTCTGATGACCAAGCTATTCCTCTTTCTGCTCAAAAACCACCTGAAACTAAATTAATAGATGCTAGTAGAGACGATGATCCATATAACGAAAATTCTTACCCTGGATATGACCCAATGAATTTGTATGAAGGCGAATATACTCCTTTAGATAAAATGTTTCATGAACAAGAGGGAAAAGGAAAAAAAAGCACTAATCCAATGGATACTAACTGGGGAGGAATAGCTTACACACAAGGTGCTATAGATGCTGGTTATTATAAAGGTGATGAAGTTTACATACAAGTTGATTAAATCTTTATTATTTAAAATTTAAATTCTAAAGATTAATATTTAATTACCACATATCCATTTCCTCCACTTGAATTAGAGTTATGTCCAGCTCCATATCCAACATATGACCCAGGATAATCTGGATCTGCTGTTTTTGGAGGAGCTGTATAACCACTACCATTTCCACCTACTTGATTTTGAAATCTTAATGTTTCTGAATTTGTATATGTTCTACTTCCATTTGTTCTTGTTGTAGTATCTCTATAACCTATTGGAGTTCCACTAGTATTTTCCGGTAATAGTCCCGAAGATGTTCCATCGGAAAATCCTACAAATCCAGAACCTCCACCCCCACCAGCATTATCTCCAGTATTTCCTTGACCACATCCACCTCCATACCATCCTCCTCCTCCTCCTCCACTACCACCACTAGAACCATTACTAGT